ATATTCTGAGGAAATTTATAGATTCTAACACCGGGCTTTTTGGCTTGTGAAACTGTTTCAGGTTCTTCATTAGTGTTAATACGAGGTCTTTTATCACCTCGTTCAGATAATTTAGCGGCTTCTTGTTTTCTTCGCTTATTAGCAGGGCGTGATTGAATAATGCCATTCGGGTTTTGTGGCAATTCTTGTTTTGTTGTTAATCCAACCAAATTATAAATCTTCTCCATAGGAGTCAATTTACCGCTATTAGCGTATGTAGATGGGGTTGGTCTTTTCTTCCGAGGCATATAAATATTCCTATGTCTAAAACTTACAAAGGGTATTTTAAACCCAATAATCCTTCTAAATATAATGGCGACCCATCTAACATAATTTACAGGTCTAGATGGGAGGCTGTGTTTATGTCCTACTTAGATAAGAATTCAAATGTCATTAAATGGTCATCTGAAGAACTTATCATACCATATAGATCAAAAATTGATGGTCGTATTCACCGTTATTTTCCTGATTTTTGGGTCAAAAAACTCAATAAAGAAGGTAAGCAAGATGTAGTTGTGATAGAGATTAAACCTTATGCACAGACACTGCCACCCAAAAAACAAGATAGAGTTACCAAAAAGTATTTATATGAAGTTAAAACATACGGTGTAAATAAATCTAAGTGGGAAGCGGCAGAGGAATATTGTAAAGATCGTGGCTGGGATTTCGCTATTGTGACAGAAAAAGAACTCAAGCTTAAGTTTTGATATAAATATAATGAAAGGAAAGCATTGATGGCAGCATACATTTTTCAGAAATTGGCAAAAGAAGGAGAGCGAGCAAATGTTCGCCCTAATACTCGTCAGTCTGTAAAATGGTTCCGTGACCAGACAAGTAAAGTCGGTAAAGTTGATAATAGAGAGTTGTTAAAAGATACTGCTAATATGCAGAGTAAAATGAGCAAGTATTCAATTGGATCTATGTATCACTTTTTATATAATCCAAAACACCGAAAAACTTTACCATATTATGACCGCTTCCCTCTTATCTTCGTTGTAGATATATATACCGATGGGTTCTTAGGTATTAATTTACACTATTTACCACCTATGCTTAGAGCTGTTTTAATGAACGGCTTATATGATATTACTATGAAAGGTAATAACGATAATAAAAAATTAGCCCTTTCTTATAATATGCTAAAAAGGGCTAGTAAGTTCAAATATTTTGAGCCGTGTGTTAAACGATATCTTAATGGTCATGTGACGAGTAGGTTCTTAAAGATACCCTCTGATCATTGGGATATAGCAGTGTTTATGCCAACCGAGCGATTTGTTAAGGCTTCTAAAAAGACTGTATGGTCTGAATCAAGGAAAATGGTTTCATGAGTATTTCAAATTGGTCAAATAAATTTACGGCAAAAGCTCAAAACACCGCCGGTACTGTTCAAGCAATTGGTCAATTGTTTGGTGTAGATGTGTTAGGTGAATTAGGCCTTCAGGATAAACTAAGAAATAGTGAACTTTCCAGTAATCCAAATGGTGGCTTCAATGTCCAGAACTTTATGTCTCAGATTAATGAGACCGGCTTTATTCGCCCCACTTTATTTTTAGCTATTATCACTTTACCTAGAATTATTACTGGTTATGATCAAAAGCAACTTACTCTTTTAACACACTCTGTAAGTTTACCGGGTGTGTCATTCATTACAAGTGATAATATTAGACGTTATGGTATGGGTCAGATTGAATCTAGACCATATGCCGTATCACAAACTGATATTGATTTTACATTTTATGTAGACGGTGATGCTACAATCAACAAATTCTTTTATGAATGGATGAATAACATTGTTCCATCCAATGTAGATTCTAATTTAACTGTACCAAGAGGATCTGACGGATCTCGCTTCTATCTCTCTAATTACAAAGAAGATTATGTCACTACAATTGAATTTTTAGTTTTCAATGAATTTTCTAATAAAGTTATGTCGGCTAAATTGAGAGAAGCTTATCCATTAGCTCTTAATCCTTTAAATATGGACTGGGATGCTAGAGATCAGATTGCTCAATTGAGTGTATCATTTAAATTTACCGACTGGACTAATACATTTTATGATGTAGAACCAAATAAAGGTGAAGATAATGATTCAGGGCTTTCATTCCTACAGAAGCTTCAGAAGGCCAATTCTGTTATTCAAACACTATCCACCATCACCAAACCAAATAGCATTAACGATATAGCTAATATAGTAAATACTGTAAGTATAGCAAAATCTGGTTTAACTGATTTATTTTAAGGAGTTATTATGTTACCAAAATTAAACCAACCAACATTTGAATTGACTTTACCATCAAATAACCAGACGATTGAATATCGACCATTTTTGGTTAAAGAAGAAAAGATTTTATTGACAGCCAAAGAAGCTGGCACACACGAGGATATTCTTAGAGCAGTTCGAACTATCATTAATAACTGTGTAGTCACACCTGGTTTCGATGTAGATAAACTACCAACATTTGACTTTGAATATATCTTCATCAATCTAAGATCTAAATCTGTTAGCAATATGATTGATGTTATTGTAACGGATTCAACTGATGAAGCGGATTATACTATTTCTATTAATTTAGATGATGTTGAGATCAAGCGAACGGAAGGGCATGATACTAAATTCCAGCTGACAAAGGATGTTGGTATCATTATGAAATACCCTACACCAGTTTTATCTGAAATTCTTAGACGTGAAGAAACAATTGTTGATTTAACATATAAACTGGTTGAAGCATGTATTGATAAAGTATATACAGAAGAAGAAGTATATAACTGGGCAGATGAATCTGAAGAAGAACGAGAAGAATTCCTTGGTTCTATCTCAGTTGAAACATATGAGAAGCTTAAAGACTTCTTTTTGACTATGCCCAAGTTATATTATGAAACAACATATACAAATTCCAAGGGGGATGAAAAGACGGTTAAATTCCAATCGCTTGACGATTTTTTTATCTGGGACTGAGCCACGATAATTTAGCAGCATACTACAAACTGCTATTTAATTTAACTCAGTCTAAATGGAATTTTAGTCTTACTGAACTTGAAAATATGATTAGATATGAATTAGATTTATACATAGAACTAATGAAACTTAAAGCAAAAGAAGAGCAGTAATGGCAATAGGTAAACTTTTAGGTGGTTTATTTAAATCCGGCGCTAAAACCGGTAGTAAAGTAGCTGGTAAAGGAGCCGGAAAGGCTATAGCTAAGAAGAATATTAGCAAGGTCGCCAAGGTTAGTACTGGCATGGGAGCTATTGGTGTAGGCCTGGATGCTCTAAGTAGTGGTAAAAAAGATGCCGATTTTAATGATGGTGTAGCACCTAAAGTACCCACAAAACCCGCACCAGGTGAAAGTGATGCCGAGAAAAAAGCTAAAAAATCCGCTGCTAGATCTAAAAAACTATTTGTTGCTTTAGAAAAACGTGTATCTAATCTAGAGGGTGCGGAATCAAAAGTACCTGCTATACGTAAACCTAATTTAAATTTAGCCACAACTGACAATGAAGTGTTGGGTGATTTAACACTTTATCTAAATGAAACCAACCAAGAAATTGTTAAAAACAATTTAATTTTAGCAGAAAAAAATAAGAATGCTAAAAAGCTTCAACTTGACTTTGCAAAATTAGTTGAAGATATTGATCTAGATGAACAAAAAGAACAAGATGAAGAAGATGTTAAAGGCAAGGATGATACATCTAAGCCTGGGTTCTTAGGACATATTAAATCTTTTGCTGATACTGATACTGGTCAAGCACTGTTGGGAGCTTTATTACCAGGCATCGCTGGGGGTATAACACTATTAAGTGGTGCAGTCGCCGATGCCTGGCAAGGCCTAGAAAATATGGTGACTGGCGAAGACGAAGAAACAAGTGGCAGTGATATTGCTACAGTAGCCGGAGTTGGTGCTGCTGGTGTAGCTACAGCAGTGGGTGCTAGCAAATTAAAGAAGAAAATGGGTCAAAAGGCTGGTCAAGAAGTAGGTGAAAAGGTCGCTAAAGCTTCATTAACTGCTGCAATGGACAAGAGCAAAAAAGAAGTATCAGAAAAGGTAAGCAAAAAGATTGGTAAAGAAGCCATTACTAGTGCTATTGAAAAGGTAGCGCCAAAGGCTCTTGCTAAATTGGCAGGTAAATCTATCCCTGGTCTTAGTTGGATTGTTGGTGGTGGTTTAGCGCTGTATGAGTTGATGCGCGGTGATTATCATGGTGCTGCTATTGAAGCTGCCAGTTCTGTTGGGGGTATTGTTACGGCTTTACCAGGTACTGTTATCCAGATTGCGCGGGGTGTTTATGAAAGTGTATATGGTGTTATGCACCAAAATGATCCCGAAGAAGAAACGAGGTGGCCTGAACTAAAAGAACAAGTAGATCAATGGGTGAGTAATTGGTTAGAAGAAGAAGGTGAAACACCTGTTAATGAAGAAGCACTTAAGTCGGCTATTGATAAAGGTATCTATGATAAAGACTGGTGGGGTGATTCTGAAGTAGACTTAGCACGAGTAAACGAATTAACTGAAGATGAAATAGATGCAATTTTAGCAGATGATGATATAGATAAAGAAACACATAATATACTTGTGACTGCCAAGGGCAAAAAAAGTGCACAGGATTTTATAGATGATGTAAATAAGAATAGAAGAGGTGTTACACATTCATATACACCTGAAACTGCGGATTCAAAAGCTTCGCCTGATATGACTATACCAGATGTGACTATCCCTGATAGAGCTACGGCTCCAGAAGTATCAATAGCAGATGATGATATAGATAAAGAAACACATAATATGCGCGTGATGTCCGAGAGCCAAAAAAGGGCCCAGGATTTTATAGATAATGTAAATAAGAATAGAAGAGGTGTTACACATTCATATACACCTGAAACTGCACCTATTGTAATTAATCAAGGTGGCGCTGATACTGAGCTTAGAGCAGCCCTGCAAAATCAAACTGCAACTGCACCTAAAAAAGAATTGCCGGAGAACACTCGTCCCCCGGCAATGACTGCTGATACATTTCT